CCTTCTGGCATACAATACACAGCGTCTAATTTAACGCCGGCTTCTTTATATGCATCAACAAATATATCTACTTCTTCAAAGTCACTTATATCTCTAACAACAAATTTGCTATATAAATGACTGTTGTCTACCTCTTGCATACCCACTAATACTTCTGGGACTAATGCATCAAACTGTTCTTCACCTGATAAACTTAACTTAGGAGATGTACTCCAGGTTACATGTAAATCCTTTGCAGTATTATTTAGGTAATCAATGAACTGTTGTTGTAAATCTTGTGTACCATTTGTTTCAAATGTAAGATTTTGTAAACCAATTTCCATACACATCTCTAAAAGGGCTGGCCAACACCGTTGCCAACCCAATAGAGGTTCACCACCTGTTATGACTAAATGGATGTCGTTCTTCTCATCAAACTTACCATTGGGTAATAGTTTAACAATACGAGCGAAAACTTCTTCTAATGTTTCTGTTAATTGTAAATGTTTATATTTCATAGCCCAACTCGCAGAACTATCACACCCTACAGGTGTAACAGGTAAATCTTCTATTGATTTGTATGCTTCTGGGTGGGTTTTGTCTGCTTTGGGATCAGTAAAGTAAGGCATCTGTTCAACTTCAAGTAGGTTTCCTCTCTCTTGTCCGAAACCTCTGCACTCAAAGTTACAACCAAAAACTCGTAAGAATATACTAGGAATTCCTACGAACCTTCCTTCACCTTGTATGCTATAAAATACTTCCGAATATCTAAGTTTCATTATCTAGTTACATTATATACGATCTAACAACCAATTATCAACTACTTATTTGTCCGTTTTGCCTCTGCCTCTGCTGCCTCTCTTGCTTTAATTTTTTTATCTAAATATATTGGTCTACGCTTAACCACTTTCTTACCTTCATTTGCCTTAGCGGAGGCTGCATTGTCTGCATCGACTTGTTCAATGATATTTCTCATATAATCTAGGTATTCATTAGGATAATCTTCTCCATCAGCTCCTTGTGCTAAAATATTTTCTATATCTAAACTCTTAATGTATTTGAATTTGGTTTCCATTTGACGTTTCTCTTTTTGGATACGTCTAATGAAAGCGTAGTATGTGATCTGTGTAAAGTACGCAAAAGGATTTTTAGATTTAGCTGGATCAAAGTTGTCCATATATGTAAGACAATTTTCAATACCATCTAGAATCATTTCATCTCTAAATGTGTAGTTTACAAAATTTGATTTATAAGCTAAATGATTTGCTATTTTAACAAAGCACTCTCCTATATAGTTTGTTACACGTGGTTTGGATTCACCACATTGTTCTGCTTCTAATCTCTTCTCTCTATACGCACTTATCTTAACAAGGAATTCCTTGTTGTCTATATAGTGGGCTGAGTTAGGGTCTCTCCTTTTCGCCATAATATACTCCTAATGTATTTTCTTCTCCAGAACTGCTTCTGCTAGTTCCTCTAATAATTCCAAGTCTAATTCCACTTGTTCAGGTAACTCATCTTCTATAAAATCACCACGCCATTCAGGCGTACTAAAATATATAGAACTAACCATTCTATGATAACCAGGAATAAAGTTTGCTTGTAAATTTGCTACTGTAATAACATTCTTACGTTCTATAGCAAACGTTTGCTCTTCTGATACTGCTATCCATGGCCTAAAGTTAATTGCTTCTCCTAATACCCCTTGTTGTGTTGGTAAGATTGAGGGCACTAACTCTATAGGATGTTCTATTTCTACGGTGTCATCTCCATAGCTAATTTTACCAACTAACGTGGAGCCGTCCATTAATTTAACGATGCTTATTTGTTGTTCAGACATTTATTTTCACCAATTTATAATTAAACCCTTCTTCGTTGTAAAGTTTAACCCTTTCTATTAAATGATTCAATGTATAATTCTTGTGTGATTTCCACGATAAGTCATCACCAATATCAAACAAGTTACATACAACCTTTTTGTCTCCTATACGAAGTCCTCTTCCTATTGATTGTAAGTTTCTTATTCTGCTCTTACTAGGAGAGGCAAAGACAATATTATGTAAGTTCCTTATATTTATACCCGTAGAAAATGTACCGTACGAAGCAACAATAATAGCGTTAGTTTCTTTTTCTGTTAATGCTCTTATTTCTTCTCTTGTTTCTGTATCTGTGCCTCCATGTACAAAGAATACAGAACGATCTTCGTCTTTAAGCATATCATATAATACCCTTCCATGCTTTTCTACAAACTGAAATAGTAATAATGTGTTGCCGTCTTGTGCTATCGTTAGGTTTTTAATGATCTCATTTCGCTGAGGATTAGTAACAATCCAATCTATCTCTTCTTGATATGTTTTCTTTTTCATATCTTTCTTTTCTTCATCTTTATAATCTAGGGTGCAACATATTATTTTTAAATTAGCTAATTGTTTATCATCCATTAATTTTTTTGTAGTTGTTACCTTGTGTACCTTTCCAAACGTTCCTTCTAATACTAATTTATGAGTCTTTGAACCGTCTAAGGTACCCGTAGTGCCGATCCTATAGGGTGTGTTAGTACATTTATTCATTAAAGTTGTAAGGGATTTAGCCTTAAATAAATGAGCCTCATCTCCATAGAATACATCAAAGTCTTTGAACCATGCCTTTGGATACTTGTATATTGATTGCCATGTGCTTATTGTAATAGGGTATTCATTACTCTTTTCCTTGCCACCATATATTCTATGACAGTTTTCTGATACTCTCCACTTATCTGCACTAGCATAATCCTCAAAGTCGCCGTACATCTGTTCCACTAATGATGTTGTTGGTACTACAATGAGTTGCTTACGTCCTCTTGCTTGATGATACCTTACCAGAGAATATATAATGAGAGACTTACCACTAGCAGTGGGAGATAGAAGTAAAGATCTACCTTCTCTAATACAATGATCAACCGCGTCCCTCTGATAGTCCCTAATTTGAATTCCTTTGCCATTTGCTTGTAACCTCAATGAGTCTGTTAATAGTTTAACGTCTGTTTCTTCACTAATATTATCTATGTCTACTTCTATAGGATATTCTAATGTAGTAGCGAAGTCTTTTAAGTATGGTAGTAGCCCTACATATAATTCTTTTGTGTACATGCTATACAGTCTTGCTTTACCGTCCCACATTCTATTTCTATATAGTGGCATGAACTTAGCTCCTGGAACATCGAAAGTAAAGAAGTCTGATATCTCTTGATCAGTGCTTAAGTCTGTATCTATTTTTAAATATACAGAATCCTTTTGTCTTACTTTAATCAAAACTTTTTTTGCTCCAAAAAGGTCGTCATTTTTTTCTCACTATAAAAGGCCGTTGGTAAACTTGGTCCATTCAATAGCGTTTTTAATATCGAAAGAACGGGCGTTTAAACTCCTCATAACACCCTCTATAAGGGTTATACAAGTGTCTATATACTCGACTTTATCAGTTAGTTTAATAATATCTGCATCTGTATCTAAGAAGTCATTCATTTGATTGTTCAAAGGAGCATTGCCTAGGTACTGTTCCCAACCAAAACTGTTAAGCTCTTGTTGTGTTAATTCTCCTCGATAATACTGCCATTTGACACGTCGTAAAGTTAGTAGGTTGGATTTATTTTTGCGTAACTGTAATTTAAACGTAGACAACATGTTTAAATACTTGGCATGCAATTCTGGTGTTTTTATAGACTCATGACCTAAGTTGAGCTCGTCAACTACACAATCTTCAGTCCACATGTCCTGCAGTTCATTTAATGTAATCATAGTATAATTATAGTTGGTTACTAACTAAGAATCAAGTACCAATAGTACCGTTATTCAACAACGTCAGTAACTGTAATGATAATGTTCTGTTTTACTGTATGAGTCCCATCACTTACATTAACTGTTGCTGCGTAACTGTCTTTCACTTCATAATTTGGTGCTGTACTAAAGACTAATACTCCTGTTGATGAATTTAAACTCATAGCGCTTGCGTCTGTACCTGTTAAGGTGTATGTTAGTGTCTGGTTCTCAGGATCAGTTGCTGTAATGGTACCAATTGCTGTTTGGTTTTCTGCTGCCCACCAGTAGGCCGACGATGTAATACTTGGTCCAAGATTAGAAGGTACAAACGAAACAGGCGATGTTGTTGGTTCAATTATATAATCTCTATATCTAAACATGGCAACACCAACCATATAATCTGTTCCGCCGGATGCGATTTCAAATTCTAAGCCTTGTAAACTGATAGGGAAAGCATCTCTAAATATAATTTGAGTAATTGGATTATTGTTTGAGTCTAATAGAAATAAACTTGCATCAGAGGCAGTAAAGTCTTTCTTGGATACATCTGGAAACCTATACTCCTGACTCTTTCCATAATCAGTAAACTGTTTGTGATCTTCTGGAAAGCCTAATCCAACAAGCCAATCATATAACTCTTTATAGTTTTTCATGTCTTCTTGTATCAAGAAACGTATCATCAAAACACCAAAGTCTAATTTGTCTCCTGCACGTGGTATGTCAACAAGAGGTGTGGCCTGTACTGCGGGTGGCAGGTTCATCTCTGGAATGTTTGCTGCTTGACAGAAGTAAGACACGTTAGGAATGTTGTGTATCTGAAATTTAAAAGCATTGGGTCGTAAATAATCTAATTCATTAGGATTATTTGCCTCCCAACCTGCTTCTGTTACATTAGTGATTGTTGTTAATGTCATCTACCTTGTCCGTTGTATTTTTTGTAACTTCTTCTTTTATGTTTGTTCATTGTACT